ACACGAGCTGCCGCTGCCGGCCTTGGATTTTCTTTTGGATTCTAAATAACACAGCCCCTCTGTAATGGAGGGGCTTTAAAACTAAACACATGAACAAACTACCAACATGGTGCGAAATGTCTCTGCCTGAAAGACATAAAATATTAGGCGAACTAGTTGACGCTATGATTTATAGCGGAGAGGCGGTCTTAGAATTAGAATTAAAGATTGAAGAGTTTAAGAGTAAGGGTTATATAAGGTCTGTTATAATGCCGGAAGACGTAACTACTGATTAAACTCACGCTAAATAAAACTTTAACTATGCAACTATTAGCCATTTTAATACAGATAGTAACACTTACTACCTACATGCCTACGGTTCGGGAGTGCGATAGTAGTCCAAACATTACAGCCTCAGGGTACAGAATCGGATCGTCCAATAAAAAAATAATAGCAGTATCAAGAGACCTTAAAAAAACCTTAAAATGGGGAGATCGGGTGCTCGTATCTAACGCCGGAATATTTAACGGTATCTACTACGTACACGACTTAATGAATAAGAGACACACAAAAAGAATTGATATACTGATTCACAACAAAAAACTTTCTACCAAAATGAATAACGTATATGTGAGTAAATTATAGTCAATGTGAATATATTTTTACTTATAGTGTCGTACATTCGCATGGTGAAATACGATTATATTAACGATACGTTTACGCTTAACGGTAAGACTTACGAATTAAAGCCTTACCGTAAATGGCTTTTAGCTAATCAAAGCGATTTATGCACCAATCATTTTATTAAGGCAATTTTAAAAGATAAGAAGATTGTGTTTACTTTTGATTGGCAGTGTATTTATTTTACCGCTTCCGAGTACGGTATAATTAACGAGTATATTGATTCTTTATAGTGGGAAAAAGGTTGGCAGGGACGTTTTCACCTGTTCGCTTAGTTGTCGGTTCGATTCCGGCTCCCACTCCTAAATGCGGGATAATGCAGTGGTCAGCAGCGGAGCCTCATAAGCTCTGAGTCGTTGGTTCGAATCCAACTCCCGCAACTAAATTTTATCGAATGAATGAACTAATTAAACAGCTTAGCAAAGAAATCCCCTATCAGTGGCGGGTGCAGTCTAGGAACAAAGACAAAACTAAAGCCATCTGTACTGCCTACATTGATGCTAGGGACGTGATGACTCTGTTGGACTCCTCAGGTGCAGCTTGGCAGTCAGATTTTAAGGAGATTGCAGGGTTTATATTTGCCGGTATTGGTATAGAGGTTGACGGAAAAACTTATTGGAAGTGGGATGCCGGATCAAGAATAGAGAATGACTCTAAAGACAATATGTTCGAGCAAGCGGGAAAATCGTCAGCATCGGACGCCTTTAAAAGAGCTGCTGTTCAGTGGGGTATTGGTAGATTTATTTATGAAATACCTCCGGTTACATTGCCGTGCGATCAGTTTGGTAATGTTGTAGATGATAGCGGACAGAGAGTTTGGGATCTTACTAAACATATTAATACTAGAAGCAGTAAAAAGGTTAAACAACCTGAGAAACCTTCTTCCCCCGAACCGGCAGAATTAAAGAAGCTAGATTCTAAGACCTATGATGCAATGGTAAAAGCTATTAATGACGGAAAGGTTGATGATGTAAAGGCGGCACTACCAAAGTACGATTTAACCTTACAACAAAGAACTTTATTAACAACTCTTATTAACAAGAAATAAATATTTCCATCGTTTAAGCACTACGGCGGGCTGTTTCTACGGCCTGCCTTTTTTAATTTAAAAAATATGAAAGCATTTAAAAACTTTACCTTGATTGATGCCTCTAAAATGAGCGAAGAAGAATGGCAGTTTGCTAGGTCTCAGTTCTCATTAAAGGGTTGTATAGGCGGATCGGATTGCGCAGTCTTATTAGGGCTCAGCAAATACAAATCGCCTATAAGTTTATTTTATAACGCCATTGGATTAGTCCCACTACCTAGTGTAATGAACAACGCCTTACTTCACGGTAAGCAGTTGGAAGATTACGTTGCAAAGTGTTGGCAGTACTATGACGGCACTGACGAAGGATGGATTGCCAATACCTTAGCAAATAATAAAGTAAACAAGTACAGAAAGTACAAGAAAATAATTGTAAATCCTAAGTATCCGGCTCTTGCTGCAAATATTGATGGGATTATAACAAAGTTTGATGGCAAGAAAAGCGAACATGGTATATTAGAAATCAAAACTATATCAGGTTACGCCTCCGATAGTTACGTTGGCGGTATTCCCCCATCATACGTTTGTCAGATTAACCATTACATGCTAGTTACCGGATTTAAGTGGGCGTGCATTTGTTATCTTAAGGATGGCAGGGAGTTGGGAAGAGTGGTTTACGAAGCTGACCCAATTATTCAGAATGCAATATTAGAATCGGCCAATGAGTTTCAGTCTAGGGTATTAGCTTTTAGAGAAGCCACTGCCGGCATAACTGATAAGGATATGTTATGGCAAATAGCTAGCCAATACGAGCCTGATGCGGACGCCTCTGATGATTTCAATAGATTCATATCTGAGAAGCACAAGCAAAGGGAAGAAGAAATAAATATAATTGGCGAAGAAGCTGAAAATAACTTAGCTTTGGAGTATGTCACTGTAAGTAGTGAGATAAAATCCTTAGAAGAAAATAAACAACTATTACAAAACAAATTAAAACAACACATGGAAAAGCAAGGCGCTACTAGTATGACCTTGCCATCCGGAAAAATAACTTGGAGAAAATCCTTTTTAGTAAAATTAAAACAATAAACATGACAAAACTTAGAGACATCGAAAGAGCAATGAGACCACAGTTTATCTTTGACAGATCGGCGTTAAAGCCCCTTCAATTGAATCAGGATCAGGAAGGAACCAAGGATTTAGCTAGAATGATTTTTGTTGGTGTGGCTGACATGTACGGGTTTAAATCCGGAGACATTACAAACTTCTTAGATATGGGCTACGACTCATACCGAAACAAGTTAAGCGAGTTTAAGGCTTCATTTAAGGAAGCTCAGAGAAGAGTAAATAGAGGTTACATAAACCTTGAAGAAGACAATATCAAGAAGTTTTACTACAAAACAAGCTTAGTATTAAATTACATTAAACTTAATTACAATACCGAACCCTACTTAAAACTAGAAAAATACATAACACATGAGTAACATAACGTTTCACGGAAGGATTATCAGCGTATCAGACCCCATTGTTTTTAATAAAAATAATACAGACTATACGTACCGGACTATCTTGTTTCTGTTGTCAGACAATAACCAAGAGCCGTTATTAATTGGTAAGAATAGGTTAGCTGTTACTGATTGGTACGATTTAGAGTTACCGGAGGTCGGTTCAGTATGCAAGTTTACTGTTAAGATAAGTTCTGAGAATAACCGTAAGTCCCCCGAACTGTTTTTTCATAAAATTAATTTACAATCAATCAGGGAGATATGAAAATAACTATCGAGCATTACAAGAATAAATACACCTATGAGAATGAATGGGGGGCAAATGGCCTTCCATTTATGAACAAGGACGTGATTGATGAGACAAGCCTTCCTGATGCAATAGAGGCAATAGCTAACTTATTGGTTCTAGCGGGATGGAGTATTGATACAATTAAAAGCGTAATGAATGAATACTCAGAAGATAATTAACCTATTCAGTACAAAGGCCGATGCTCTTGCCGCTATCAATTTATTAATAATATTTAATGCCGATGACGATATGCATTGGATTCAAATGAAAAAAGAAATTGAATCGTTTGATGACAAGGGCTTAGCTAAGAAAGTACTAGATTTTTTTAATGAAACTTGCGAAACAAATTATTCTAATACTGAAAAAATAAAGGCAGTAATAAGACAAATTCCTAAGGTTACATTTGCTCACTTTGAAAGCGTTATTCTTCATAAAAAAGAAAAGTGGGGTAACGATCCGGAGATGAGGCAATACCTTAGGCCGGCTACTTTGTTCGGAAGTAAAAATAAATTTATGACTTATTGGGAGGACGCCAATGAGTATTGGATATTAAAATCAAAACAAAATGGCGGACAACATTAAATTAAAAGTAGAGCAGTTGGAAGATAAGTTAGTCAAAATGATTGACAATTTCAATGAGCTACACCGGCAAGCAAAGTATCTGAAAAAAGATATAGCTGCAAAGAATGAAGAGTTAAGGTTGCTATACAAAAAACTATACAAATGATCAATAAACTACGTAATCTAGGGATAGATGTTAAACTAGGATCAAGAGGAGACGTTAAGGTTAAATGCCCGAAGTGCAGCCCTGATCGAAAAAACAAAAGCGATTTATCTTTATCGGTTAACGTAGAGAAGGGTCTTTATAGGTGCCATCATTGCGACTTCAAAGGAGGGGTAAGTAACTTTTCTAAAAAGGAATACACTCGCCCTAACACAACTGAACTTAAAAGGCTTTCTCAGCCTGTAATAGATTGGTTCGCAGCTCGGGGGATAACTAATCAAACTCTTCTTAGATACCAAGTATCAGAAGGATCTGTATTCATGCCACAAGCCGGAGAGAATAGAAACGCCATACACTTTAATTACTTCATCAATAACGAATTAGTCAATGTTAAATTTAGGGATCGTGACAAGAACTTTAAGCTTGTTAGCGGCGCTCAGTTGTGCTTGTATGGACTTGATGTTGCATTGGATAACAGTTCTGACTCATTGGTTATTTGTGAAGGCGAGTGTGATGTTATGGCGTTTTACGAAGCGGGTATTAAGAATGCGGTAAGCGTTCCAAATGGCGCATCTAAGGGTAATCAGAAGCTAGAGTGGTTGGAAGAAATGCTCCCGTATTTGGAAGGCAAAACTATTTACTTGGCAGTTGATATGGATGAGGCCGGCAGAAACCTTAGGGATGAGTTAGCTAGAAGACTAGGTAAACAAAACTGTAAGGTAGTTGTCTTCCCTGAAAAGGACGCTAACGATACGCTGAAATCGCACGGAAAGGAGGCATTAGAGGCTTGTATTTTAAATGCCGAGTATTTCCCTATTGACGGTATTGAGGTCGTTAATGGGGCTGATATGGCCTTACTGTGGGAAGAGGGTTATCCTAAGGGGTACGATACCGGATGGGCAAATATGGACGACCACTTCGTTTGGCACCCCGGAATGGTTACTTTGATTACCGGGATACCGGGTCATGGTAAAACTACTTGGCTAAAGAATGTCTTGATGAATTTAGCTAACCGTCATGGATGGTCGTTTATGTTGTACTCTGCTGAGGAGGCAAGCGCAAAGATGGCTATTACTGATTTGATTTCTATTAAGACCGGTAAGAGTTTTTTCTTTTCCCCGAACTGTCAGAGAATCACAAAGTCGGAGGTAGAAATGGAGACTTTATTTATCAACGACCACTTTAAGTATTACGAACTTGACGAGAATGATAGCACAATAGAGTCCATCATGGCCAAGGCCGAAGAGATGATTAAGCGCACCGGAATAAGGGGTATCGTTATAGACAACATGTCTTCTGTTGAGCGTGGAATTGTCAGTTCGGGGGATAAAAGGCATAACGCCATAGGTGATATGATGAGAGACCTAAGGAAGTTTGCAAGAAAGCACGATGTACACGTTTGGCTAGTGGCTCACCCTAAAAAAATGAGCAAGGCAAATGGCGTTTACGAAATCCCTACCGGCTATGATGTTGGCGACTCTTCCCACTATTACAACGCCCCCGATAATGGCATCACAGTTTACAGGCGTGAGAACACAACCGAGATTCACTTTTGGAAAGTAAGGTTTAAATTCTCAGGTCAGCTAGGCACCGACAGCTTTGTTTTTAACATATCAAATTCTATTTACACACCAACAAGTAACTTAAATGTCCTCGATAAAACGAAATTTAAAAACCAACCAACCGATTATACACGATTCCTTGCAGCAGGTAATCTATAAAGATTCATGGAAGAGCGCTAATAACGGAGGTAAAATCAGGGAGTGGGTGATATTAGAAAAGGGGATTGATATGTTAAGGCTAGCTGAGCCGGAAGAAGTTGTGCCAAATGAAAATAAATTTTATTTAGTTGACCCAATTAATAAAAATATTTTCTATCTTAGCACTTTCCATAACGAAGTTGAATGGTCAACAATAGAAGATTTTTTAACAGCAAAAAGAATTTATGTTAAGAGAACAGATAAAAAGAGCGATAGCAAACCACCCGTCAGTAAGCATAGTAGGGATATTCAGTCTACTCTCTTCTAGTTTTGCGGACGTATCAATCGAATTAAATAACATGGTAGAGGAAGGTGTAGTAAAAAAATCCAATAGGTTTTACACTTTACCGCCAATGTACACACAAACAAAAATACACTATGAAGATTAACGCTAGAGCCAAAGGGCATACATACGAAAGGGAGATAGCTAAATGGTGGCGAGATCGGGGGTTCGAGAATTGTAAAACCTCTCGGTACGAATCAAAGATGCTAGACGATCTTAAGGTAGACTTAACCAATACCAATCCATTTAACTGCCAATTAAAGGCGGTAGAAAATCTTGGTAGTATTCATAAGGTACTAGACAGTATGCCTAAAGACTCTAACTACAATCTAGTGTTCCACAAAAAAACAAGACAAGGAACCATCGTAGCAATGAGCTTAGATAGTTTCAAAGAATTAATTGACATGCTTAAATTAAATAAAATTATATGAAAACAACTTTTAATGTAGAAAAGGAAGAGTTTATCTATTTATTATTTCCGGCAGTTGCACTGATTTATGATAGTTATCGAAAGGAAGTTGCGTTAGCGGTAGGGTTCTTAAATTTTGCGTTTGAATTAACTTTTAAATTTTAATAAACATGAGCGAAAAAATCTATGTTGGGAAAGTATCCCAAAAGGAAAACAAGTTTGGACAAGTTGAAACAGCCATCTCTTTTGGTCCTCAGGATTGGGAAAAGATTGGCGTTAAGTTCGATGGTTGGAAAAACTTTGTACTTAAAAGTTCTAAGGATGGTAGACCGTACCTAGAGTTAAATACTTGGGTTCCTACTGAAAAAAAAGCAGAAGACAAGCAGAGCAATGACGGATTACCATTTTAAATCAATAAAGCCCCTGAGAGTTCGGGGGCTTTTAAACTAAATTTATGATACTATCAGACAGTGAAATATTAAATCAAATGGAAGATGGTAATATTGCGATATTCCCATTTAACATAGAACATTTAGGTAGCAATAGTTACGATGTTCACTTGGGCAAGACACTAGCTGTTTACGACTCAGAAGTATTAGACGCTAAGAAGCACAATAAGATTAATTGTTTTAACATACCGAAAGAAGGATTTGTATTACAGCCAAACGTGCTTTATCTAGGTTCTACTATCGAGTACACAGAAACTTACCGCCATGTTCCAATATTAGAAGGCAAGTCAAGCACCGGCAGGTTAGGTATTTCTATCCATATAACAGCAGGGCTAGGTGACGTAAATTTTAAAGGGTATTGGACGCTAGAAATTACCGCCGTAAAGCCTGTTAGAATATATGCAAACATGCCAATAGGCCAATTAGTATATCATGCTATAAAGGGAAATGTAATTAATCCTTATGATACAAAAAAATCAGCAAAGTACAATCATCAATCAAGCCTACCGGTCGAATCAATGATGTTTAAAAACTTTTAAAATGATAACAAAGGAATACTATCTAGCTAATAGGTCAAATATGACTTATCAATTCATGTACGATGTGTACTTGGATACTAATCCAAAGCGTGTCTTAGATTTCAATGGGTTTATACACTCAATCAATCAGTACTTAATGATTAATTTTAGTAATATAAACAATTTAGTTAGCGATATTGTATCCTTTTATGACAACCACTTTGAAATAAGAATATTAACTAAAGGAGATAAAATACTAAAAATATGGTAAGGGTTCACATAGAAGCATAGCCTAATTTAATGTCTAATGAGTACGACATAGATAATAATTGTGTAAAATATTCTAAACATTGGAATAAAGAGTACAGGGGCAAAATAGTAATGAAAGCTGTTGACGATGGCAATAATATTACTATCCAACGAGCTAAGGACAGTAATATTAAACTAAGCTATTCGGAAGCTAACCGAATTGTTAATAATATTATTGCATATTAACGATTCTAGGATTGAATTTAGAGAAAAAAACAATAACTAAAACAATAAATAATGCCAAATAATTTAGTAGATCACCCATCCCATTATGGGGGTGAAGGAACGTATGAAGTAATTAATGTGTGCGAAGCATGGGGCTTGCACATGGACGCCTATTTATTTAATGTAGCGAAGTACATAGCTAGAGCCGGGAAGAAAAGCGTAGAAACGGAGATTGAAGATTTAAAGAAGGCATCATTTTATCTTAACAGAAAAATACAATTATTAGAGAATGGAAAATAAAGTAGAATTGCTTTCGCATTTTGGAGATGATTTAATGGCGGTAAATTCGGCTCGTGTGTCATTCGGCAAGTCAAAAGACATGCTAGATGAAAAGGATGAAAGACTTATAGAATATTTAGTTGAACATAAACACACAGCGCCTTTTAGACACCCTCAGTTACAGTTTAGAATAACTTGTCCTATTTATGTAGAAAGACAGCTTTTTAAACATCAAATTGGACTATCCGCCAATAGTATAAGTGGTAGGTATGTAGACTTTAGTGATAGTTACACTACTATTAAGGAATGGAGAAAGCAATCTAAAGATAGCAAGCAGGGGAGTGATGGACTAATACAATCACAATTGTCAGCCGCTTATATTGAAAGATGTGTAATTGATCAGTGCAAAAAAGCATACGAAGAGTTGTTAAAATTAGGCGTATCTAAAGAACAAGCAAGGACAATTCTTCCTTTAAATCTTAATACTACATTTATTTGGACGGGAAGTTTGCTAGCATTTATTCATTTATGGAACCTTAGGTTAAAACCGGATGCGCAGCAAGAGACTAGGGAGGTGGCAAGTCAAATGCTAGAAGCTGTGAAAAACATAGAGGGAAATCCCTTTAAGTGGACGTTAAAGGCGTTCGGGTATTAACGTTTGGCGGCTTATCAGTAGGAACTTAATTAAAAAAAACAAATGCAAACACAAAACTTAATAATATGAATAAAGATAATTTGAAACACGAAAAGCAATGTGCTATACACGATGTTAGTTGCAGTTTTTATGATTTTGCTAAGAATTACATTAAGATTAAAGATGGAGCAAATGAACGCTCTTTCAATGATGTAGAACTTAAAGAATTAGAAGAAATGCAACAAATGATGAATAAAGGTTATGAATTACGATTAGTTCATTTGCGGAGAGGTAGCAAGATAATGTGGTGTAAGAAAAATTGCAACTAACGTATGGTGCTATGAGCAGGTTTGCCTTGTAGAATGTTTCAAATTAGCACAAATATTATTGGCAAACTTGCTTATAGCACGTGTTATGCTCTCGTTGCGGTTTATTAACGAGGAATTTAAATCGAAGCACATAAGTAGTATTTATTTTTTATGAGCGTTGGCAAAAATTAATTTAAAAAATTAAAATGATACAAGAAAGATTGAACACATACGATAAAGACCAATGTTGGCAGTATGATATTAGAGTGAAAAACCTTGAAGGAGATTTAACGGAATGTGGTTTTACAAAAGAATATGTTGATACGTTAAGAGTTCCTGATTTTTTGTTTGTTAATGTTACAGATAAAAAGGAACAACAAAGGCTAAAACAATTTATTGAAAGACACGAATGGTTGGGGAATTTATCTCAATATACAACACATTGGTTTGCTTGTTATCATAAAGGCATTATTGCTGGTGTAATTTTATTTAATATGCCAAATGCTTTTTCAAAAACACTTGGAGATAACACCAAAGAATTGGAGAGATTGATTAGTAGAGGTGCTTGTATATCTTGGTCGCCAAAAAATTTAGCAAGTTCATTTTTAATGTGGTGTATAAAACATATGGTTGATAATACTCAATGGAGGTTATTTACTGCATATTCAGACCCAACAGCAAAGGAACTTGGAACTATCTATCAGGCTTGTAATTTCTACTATATGGGGCAAACTGCTGGGACTACAACCCGATTTATTAACCCATATACAGGAAAGGTGGTAAGTGATAGATATTTTAGACAAAAAACAGCCTATCGAAAATTTGCAAAGGAATTAAATATTGAGTGGCAAAAAGATTGGTCACACGCTACTGGCATGAATTGGGATAAAATGCCGAAAGAAATTGAGAAGCAACTAAGAGATTATTCAAAATACAAACAAACGGTATGCGAAAAAATATCTATGCCTTCAAAACACAAATACGCTTATGTTTTAGGGAAAGATAAAAAAGAAACAAAACAACTTCGTAAAATATATGAAGAAAGAAATAAAATTTATCCTTATCCAAAAGAGCGAGGAAAATAAAAAATAAATACGGTATGTTAGCACAAAACTTCAATCGAAGCACGAATGTAGCAATGGAGCATAACGTTCCCGTGCTTGGTGCAGTGCGGGCTAAAAATGCACCATTTTTCAATTAATAACAAAACATAACAAAGATGCAAGATATTAAAATTAAAGACCAAACCCCGCATTGCTCCAAACACGTGTTAGCAAATCGGCTTTGTTTTAGAGCGTGGATAGAATCAACTTTAGGGAATTATATGGCTATACAAGGCGAACCTGATTTAGAAACTTTGGGAAGTTTTATGCACCATTATTCAGACTGTAAAAATATAATGCAGTTTACAGGATTGTTAGATAAAAACGGAAATAAAATTTTTGAAGGCGACTTTGTAACTTATAAAAGAAGCGTTGGAAATTGGACAGGACAAACAATGACAACTACTCATAAAATAATTTTCACGGAAGAAATAAATGCTTTTGTTATGGATTATGGAAGTAGCTACATAAAATTAAGAAAGCATTGGGGCTATGAATATGAAGTAATAGGCAATATTTTTGAAAACCCTGATTTATTGCAGGGAGTTCTTTAAGCTGTTTGCTAACTCACATATCCCCGCATTGCGGGGTATTACAATACTGCGAAACAAAAAAAACATGAAAAAGATTTTGATTGCAATTATTCTACTTGTATATTTACAGTCCTGTAGAACACCATCCGAGACTCAGGCCTGCGGATCTAGTATATACACTCATTATAAATTCAAAAAAATTCACAGATGAAAAATATTCACTTAATCCCTACAGATAAACCAAGTAGGTTATACTCTAATAACGGTAAATTACACTTAGATAGCATCTTGCAAAATTCAGGTGGTCATACAATTAACCAACACATCTATATTACTGCTGATTTAGAAATTAAAGAAGGAGAATGGTTCATCACTACAGGGGGTTATTTACATAGATGCCATACAAAAAATTCAAAAACTATATACTATGTCACTAATAGTGGTGGCATAGCCATTGGTGCAGAATATTGTAAAAAAGTCATCCTGACAACAGACCCCGATTTAATCAAAGATGGAGTACAAGCTATTGATAATACATTTGCAGAGTGGTTTGTAAAGAACAGTAATGTTGAGTTTGTTGAGGTTGAACCCGATTATGAAGAAATTAAAGGTGATTACTACAAAATCATCATTTCACAAGAAGAACCTAAGCAAAAATACATCGGCGAATGTAATGGCAATAATGGAAACGGTTGTTTTTTGGATAATCCGGGACATGATTGTGGGTGTTTTGTTAAAGTCCTAATCGAAAAATCTGAACAAAAGATTTGTAATTTTTGCGGTAAAACACTAAGAGAACAAATGAAAGGTTGTAATGAAATAACTTGTTATAGACAGTTTATACCTAAAGAAACATTAGAAGAACTTGCTGAAAAGTATTCTAATAAAAAGGGAGATATTCCTACAACAGATTTAGAAGATGCTATATTTAAACAAGGGTTTATTGATGGTGCTAAATTTGTGGAAGAGAGAATGTATAGTGAAGAAGAAGTTTTAGATCTACTAAATAATTGTAGAAGTGAAAATCCTATTGATGTAGAAAAATGGTTTGAAAACAATAAAAGAAATAACCAAACATTTACCCATGAATAATCCAACACATTTTATTGAGGTATGGAAGAACCTTATTAATAATAATACAAGAACTACACACTGTTTACCAATAAAATATCTTACAGTACAATTAAAGGCTTCAAATAATAATAATTATATTCAAACAATAGCAATATGGAAATTGAAGTTGAAATAACAGAAGACCTGTACGTCACATTCTACGGTGAGGTAGAAGAGGTGGACGAGAGTTTTACTCACGAGTTTGGTACAGAAAAAATCAAGCGCAACGCTATAGTGCAATTTACTTGGGATGAAGACTCGTACGTACACGAGGACTCCCTATTGATTAGGGAGTGGATTAAAAAAAACGATGTATTAAAATTATTAAACGACAAGTTATGATTGACCTACTTAAGAACATACACGTATCGTTATCTAGGGCTATTGAAGAAGGTGACACCCTTAAGATAGGGATAGTAATAGGGCAAATATTAGTAAAATTAGAAAACGAAATCAATGATAAAACTAACGAACACGCAGAGCGAAACAATGTGCTTAATGTACAAAAGCATCAAGAATGCTAAGATGTATTGTGATAGCCTAATAGCAGACCGAGACTTCCACGTTGGAGCAAAGAACGATGTTATCAGGCCGCTAGGTAAAAAAATAGACTATATCAAAACCGCCCTTGACTTAAGGGTGCCGAGATCGCTAACCGATGTAAGGGACAGGGAGTTTGATGATACATTAATCTACGATGAGGTTGCCCGGATAATGAGCAACCTTACCGTAGAGGGTAGACTAGAGATAGAGCGTTACGCTAAGAGTCTACTTTAAAAAGTCGTCCTTGTTAATCTTGCCTGATATGATGGATTTCTTTAATTGCTTACTCCATCCGGTTGATTTAACAGCTCTCTTCTCTTTAACTATATTATCTAGCTCTTCCTTGCTAGCACCTAATAATAAGAATCTTTTATAAGTATTGCCTATTCTTTCTGAGTAATAGGCAATCTTTTCTTCTGCCTCCTTCTCTGCCGCTTTCTTCTCTTCGGCTGTAGCTGTTTCGCTTTTCTTTATCGCTCCGTACTGCTTATTTATAGTTTCTAAATCCTGAGTAGTAGTGGATAATAATATTCTAAACGACCTGTTCAAGTCTACATCGTAAGGTCTTGCTCCGAATACAGCGGAAACTTCTGCTCCCTTATTTTCCTTCTCCATTAATCTATTCACCAATGAAACTGACGATGGCTCTAAATTATCCCATACGTACTTGGCTCCTTTAAGAATCTTGTCACCCGGATTGTCTGCATCTAAGTAAATCTTATCGCCTGTTTTTAAGCTTCTATTACTTAATAAGCTTGATACAGTCTCGTAAGTCATTTCGGGCTCCATGAATCCATTAAAGAACTCAGTAACCGCAGCAGCCGGACCTGCATCCATTCCTTCCCTGCCCTCTGTCAGTGCATTCATTGTATTAAACATTACGTTGTAAGGGTCTATGGAAGACATATTGTAAACAGTGAATACTCCCGGCTTATCGCCTTTGATTACTAACAAGTCCCCGGTCTTCATGAACTGAGGTAAGGCGTCCTTAATCCCCTTTAGCTTTTCCTTTTCTTCATCATCCCCTGTAATAATTCCTAACAATCCTGCAACAGCCATACCTGCTGAGGTAGCGGCAGCGTAAGTTAATCCTGCTCTTATTGATAGGTAAGAAGCTATTCCAAAGAGCCTTCTGTACCCTAACGCTTGAAAGCCCGGGTCGCCTGATTTAATATCCTTTAAGGCTATTTTAACAGTATTTGATAACACTCTCACTGATTCAGCTTGGAAGGAAATAAAGTTACCTATTAGTGGAACTCTTTCTGACAAGTATTTAGCACCCTCCCATACACGGTCGTAGGTTGGCCATGTGCTCTTAACTCTTTCGGACGATTCTATGTCCACATCAACTTGCTGATCTTCTGTTAGTTTGTCGTATGATTTTCCGAACATCGCCTTAGCTATTAAGTGCCTTTCGTTCATGTAAGCGTAAACTTTCCAAAAGTCATCACTTAATTGATAAAACTTATTAGCTGCTCTTATTGGCGCTGATACAAAGTTTCTTGCTTTAGCGTAATTAGATCTTCCATTTACTGCTAAATCTACAGCTATGTCATGTACGTCCCCCGAACCGAGCATTTTTTTAAGCTCCATTGCGTTAACGCCTTGGCCAACAAGTCCTAAGCTAACCACCTTAGCTGTTAATTCATCCAACTCTCTTCCACTTATTCTTCCGCCATAATAACTAGCAGCTCCTTTTAATCCCTGCCCCGACTTGCCGGTAAATATTAATCCATTCATTACCGCAAATCCAACGTTACTTTCAAAGTTTTTAACCTGAGTAACCACGGATCCAACAGTCTTTCCCCATCTAACAGTACCAACTAATTTCATCCATACATCTAAAACTTGGTTTGTAGTTTTAGCTATACCCTGTAACTGAGCGGCCATCTCAGGAGTCGTGTAAAGTCCTCCTAATGGATTCTTAGTTTCAGTACCTTCTGCTACTATTCGTTCGCTATGAGTATCGGGCCTTTCAGGGTCATTCTCCTCAAAGAATACAGACCCCATGCCTCTATCTCTAAGGCCGGTTAATAATTGACTAGCAGACCTTAAAGCAGCTTGCTTAGCAACAGTCATCACAAATACAGTTCCCGGATCGGTGTACTCACCCATTAACTTTCTAATTGGCTCCGGAATATCTTCCTTCTTTTTAAGTATATCAACATTCCTAGAATCGCCTGACTTAAAGTAAGGAGTTACTTTTTTGTTTAAAATATCCTTTACTTCCATGTCGGCCATCTCTATAGCTTTCTGCTTTACCTGATCGTAGGTTAATACTCCCGCATTCTTATTTGCTAACTCGTCAATATAAATATCGGAATAATATTTCATTGCATTAGCTATGTCTTCCTTAGATGGCTTATATCCTTTTTCATTAAACAATCTATACGCTCTGTTTACGTACTGACCAATATTTGATTCAAGCGCAACGGCCTGATCGGGCGTAACGTACCCTGACGCAACAAGGTCCTTGGTAAGTCCATCTATCTGATCTCTCATCTCGTACACAAACGGCTGTATTTCCTGAGGCAATGCTAGTATTTCAGGCGGAACTACCTGCAAGCTGTTCTGCTGAGGAGTAGCGTTAACTGATAGTGATTTGATTGCCTTAGTAAACGCATCCCAATCATTAAATTTAATACTATTAGCCGTCTTCTTTAATTTCTTAGTAGTATTAACAGCTACATCTATTTCTAAGTTTCTAGTTCCGGAAGAAATATCCCTCAAAGCAAGCACCCAATTAGGAGCTCCTTTAGCAGCACTAAACCATTGAGTTTTTACATCGCCTAAGAATTTTACCGCTTTATCAATTCTTCCTTTCTTTTTAGAAGACAAGTAGTTTTCAATGCTAGATATGTCTACTGATAGTGCAGAAAATGCTCCACTTTTTTTAGTAGGTATGTTTGCGTAAATGTTTTGACCTCCGGCTCTAGCTATTAAGTTTTCTTGAAGAAGAGAGCTTAGGTAGCTAAACTTGTCTCTTATGTACTGCTGAGGATCGTTAATCAAGTTGTTGATTTCAACAGGCGACATGCCCGGCATAACAGAAGCTATACCCGTAGCTAATTCTAATACAGAGGCGCCTTCTGATTTCTTTCTAATTACAAACGCAGCTAGTTTAAACTCCTTTGTTTTTTCAACAGCAGACTTTCTTTGCTGAACCTTCTTCTTAGAATTAGGCTTTAATTTGTCGAGCTCGGGGGATAAAACCTCTGTCTGATTTAACGTACCCGGCTTTATTCTTGTGTACTTCTCAGGCTTTAATGCTTCTGTAGTTTGTGCTCTTAAAGCGTACGATCCTTTTATGTTCCAATTAGCTACAGTCATCTTGTATCCTTTACTGTTAGCTACTTTTGTTAAGAACCCTATTTGCTTGTTAGGGTCAAACGCCTGATTAGGATATTGCTTTTTAAATAACTTCTCAGCGGCAGGCAATAAATTTAACGGATCATCGTTAAAAGAATAAACCTTGTCTTTTGGAACTCTAACTACATAACCAAAATTACTTGGAACTCCCGGCTCTGATGTGTCCTTCTTTGTGTAATACATTGATATGCCAACTCCCGGCTTCTCGTCTCTTCCTGTAGCTAGGTTACTCCCGAACTTGTTAGGATCAATTGTATTAATATTTTTACCTGAGTAGTGGTAGAATACGTAGTTGCCTTTACCATCCTCGGTCATTTGTCTTGCTTGCTTCTCAGGTAATTCTGTTTTTCTTTCTTGAACCTTCTTAGAAGTGGCGGATTGGTTTTTCTTAGCTTTAATTGCATCATCTAAACTTCCATTATTATCTGCGAATAATTCTGCAAAATCCTCCTCATTATGTATATTTTTCCCGCCATAAGATTCCTGATAATTTGTTTCTTTATTATCTAAGACTTTTTTGCCATGCTCTGTTACAGGATTGTTGTCTGAAAATAACTTCTTCTGATTATCAGTCAATATTTTATCCCACAACAAATGACCTATTTCGTGAGACAATGTATGCTCAAAGTTTTCTCCTTTAGTTATGACATTAATAGTATTAGTTTCTTTATTGTAATTACCTCTATTGCCAAAAGAAACGTCAGATGATTTTATTTTTATATCACTTAAAGAAGGATACTTATCTATAAATTCTTTAGGCAATACGTCTTGCAACTCTATACTAGAACTTGTAGATGCAGTTGTTCCCTTTATTAATCTTTCTGCGTCCTTTCTAGCTTTCTTGTATTCAATCATTAATGCATCCCCTTCCTTATCATTCCCTTTGTCGTACTGCTCCTCAGCTCTATCGCTTATTTTAAATGCTTCGTTTCTTGCATTATTGTATTCGCTCATTAATTCAGATGTAGGCTGAACTTTCTTTAATTCAATTTTTACATTACCTCTTTTGTCTGTTGATAAATTTAGTTTATCGGTATTAACAAACGAGCTTCTTTCTTGAACCCCTTCCCCTATCTTATTCTCAAACTTGGTTACATTTTCTACGCCAACAATACTAGAGATATCCTCCCCGGTAGTTAGTGCATCGTAAACCTGTCCGACTAATTTCTTGAACGCAGCAACGTCAGTATCATCAAGTACCTGATCAAATCCAAAAAACTTGGCCACGGAGTTCACCATGTCAATTAAGGATTGCTTAAATGATTTTGGTAATTCGTCCAAGTCTATCTCTCCGTCTTCTATCTTAGCTAATGTTTCTACTAATGCTTCGTTATCCATCCGGGCTTGCGCTTGCTCCTTTGTTTCTCCTTCCTGCATTTCATATTGCCCCCCGAACTCGATGGCTGACTGAACACCTGCATTCTTAGCAGCAGCCTGCTTCATTCCGGAAACAACCTTGTCGTACAATGGCCTATTGGTATTGTAGATAATATTCATTACCGGGTGAGCGCCTTCGTGAATTACCGTAGCTTTATCAGCCTTGTCTTTATTCAATACAAACTCCTTGGCTTGATCGTCAAAGTAACCCATACTGTCAGCCTGAGCGCCATCCTTAGCAGCCCTTGCGGCAAACTCTTCACCTGATAATTGAACCGTATTAATACCGGTAGCCTTAAGTGATTGACTAACTGATTCAATCATATCACCCGGACCTGTTAATTCCCTTGATAATTCGGTAGCTATTTCTGTAGACTTTTGGTCTTTGGCGGGTTTAATAGAGCCTGCTTCTTCTGCCTTGCCTATTTGCTGTACAGGGGCTTGTGTTGATTTTGACTCTTTTATTTTCACACCATCAAATGCAATAACCCACTTACCTTCCGGTCTTTCCACCTCAATAGAAGTATATCCGGCTTTTTTTGCTTCTTCTCCGATAGCATTTCTAGGAATTACAGAACCATATTTTTTTTCTAATGTTTTGTAAATACCATCAAAATATTCCTGAGAACCTATCACTAAATGCTTGTCTGATTTTACATTTGCTTCAATTATATTTTCAGGGTTTCTTTGCTCTGCTTCTGTTTTGTCTGTTGTAAAATAAATACCTTCTCCATAATCTCCTGCTTGACCGGATTGCTTTAAATCACTTGCCTTAATCCCTTTACTAGTTCCATGATAAACTATCAGCGGGGCTCCGCTTTCGTCTACTACTTTATTGCCACCTTTTGATGTAAATTCTACTTCTTCTTTAGGTTTACCTAAATCTTTTTCATGTATTACAATAACAGGAGCTTTATCGTAACCTAATTCTTTTAATGCTGCCGCCCTATGTTGACCTTCTACAATATATACTTGACCATTTTTATCATAAGAAACAATTAATGGTTCAATCCATCCGTTTTCTTCAATTTGTTCTGCTATTTGCTTACTTCTTCTATTTGAAGGCACGTCATACTCTTGTATTGGAATAGTTCTTATATTTTTATCAATAACACCCTTATCACTACCAATTTCAGCTTCAAGCGCCTGATTTGCTTCCTTAGATGCAATTATATCTAAATCTTGCAATCCATTAGAACTTAATTTTTTAGGTGTACTTAATATAGGAGTTTCATCTTTCAATGCAGGATTTAATTCCCCTTCGCTGACGATATTGCTATCGCTAACATTTGCGCCTTGCTGCGTGGCTTCCCCTTGTTGCCCTTTCCCGACTTCTTGTTGTCCTTGTATAGCTCCCGTAGGTTGGCCGATATTGCTTTCTGTAGACCCTGCTTGTTGTGTGCTTTCTGTAGCGGCATTGATTATATTATTATTTTCGTTATTTAAATTTTGGACCAACTCTTTAACCTTGGCGTTGTCAGGTATAACCTTTTCAGCCTTACCCGCCTGCTCTTGAATGTATTTGTTAAAGGCAAAGTCAACTACTTCATTGTCCGACATACCATCTACTTTAGGCATTTCATTAACAATGTTTGACATTGATTGAATCACTTGCCTTCTCTTATTAGCCTCGTCTTCGGTAATTGTACCGTTCTTTAAGCTTTCATCTATATCGGCCAAGTAAGCAGAAGCATTTGCACCGGCAGCGTACATTGCGTACTTCTCTGCTCTTGTAATGTTCTTGTAATTAAACACGGTACCCAATCCCATTGTAGCAACAGAGCCTACAAATGTATTTACAAATGCAGTCTTCATTGGCTCGTAAGCTTCCTTATTATCTAAATAAGAAGTAGTACCTGCGGCAGCAGCCTCACCGGTAGCTTCTTTTGCTCCTTCAAGTAACGCATTCTCGCCAAAAGATTTAGCTACGTTTTTTACCGCTCTAAATGCTCCTGTTTTTTTAGACAATATCTTATTCCACTCCACCTCGTCAATACTATTTACTAACTTACCTATAGATCCACTCGCTTTACCAAACACCTTTTTAACCATTGCCAAGTCGTCACCAATCAGTTCGTACAAGGCGTCAATTGAGGTATTCCTAAATGCAGTTGTAGATGGCGCAGCGTCCCCTTCTTCTACGGCAGATAAATAATTGTCTTTGTATCCCGAAGCAAATGTAGTTCCAAATAAAGTAGAAAGACTTCTTAGCTTAGATATAGCAGCACCACCTCCGGTAATCGCACTCAATCCAAGTTGCGGTAATATTTGCGACCCAAAATCCTCTACGGCATTCAATACAGTTTCGCTAGTAAACAACAAATCACCTGCATTATCGTTTCTCTTAATTGTTATTAGGTACGGATCCTCTCTGTACTTGTCTCTTTTCTTTTGTTGCTTTTGCTCAAACGTCAAAGACTTGTCGTTGTCTACTTCTTCTATGTATTTTAAAAACTCAGGAGTCGCATTGATAGTATAGTTGCCTACAACAATGTCATCCTGCTTTCTTGCTGTTTTAGTTTCAAATCTTCTTTTTTCCCCGAGCTCGTCCAAATCCTGAATAACTCTTTGCTCCTTTGACATGAAAGGGGTTGATATTATATCGGAAATAAATCCAAGAGCATTATCAAATCCTTTAACTGTTTTTGCTGCAAACCTTTCCGCTCTATTTAATTCACCACCGGTAGCCGAGAATAATAACTGATCGTCTCTATCCTTGGTAGCTAATGGGTATTTTTCATTTAACGCCTTAGAGTCTTTGTCTAATTGATTCAAATCAACAATCAACTGATCGGCCACTTCTTTCTCCTGCTGAGTAATACCTGTAGTTTTAGACTTTCTTATCAAGTCGTCTAACTTTTCAGTCTTATCTTCTTTTGCCATACTAATACCACCCTCCTCAGCTTCTAACTGAACTCTCTCACTAGCTAATCTTTGATTTCTTGCGGCAGATGCAGCTTTACTTGCGCCAATAGCAGACGTTGGACTTAAAGAACTAAACTCGTTTTTAGCAGATGATTGCTCCTCTAGCTTAGACATTGGTACCGACAATAACCTAGTTCTGTTTTTGTATAAATCAGGGTCGGATATTTTAATACTATTCAACCAACTTACCTGATACTTATTAAGATTCTTACTTTTAGGGTCGCTACTTATATATTGGTCCTTATCGGGAGCGCCTTCCAATATACCTTGGCCTTCTATTGCTACATTTTTCATAATACCATTTACCACCTCGTTTGGCAAATAGCTTATTTCTTTTCTAAGATTTTCAGTAAAATTAATAAACTGAGAATAAGGATTAGCTCCTTTTAATATAACCTTAAGGTCTTCTCTTTTTTGATTAGCAAACCTAACAGGATTACCAATAGGAGGCTTTTTATTTTCAGCGATTGCCTTTTGATTGTAATCAACAAGTGCATCATTCAGTCCATTACTCCAACTAGAAGCGGCCTTTTGTCTTTTATAGGCAGCAGGGTTTTCTAATCTTTGCTTAGTATAATCAACTAACTTTTGGTCTTCACTTATCTTAGGGAAATCATTCAAGGTCTGCTTTAAATCATCCTCAGATATTCCTGTAGTAGTAGCGTATTCTTTTATTAATTTGTCGTACTCAACCTTAGCGTTCTCCTTAGATTTTAAACTAGCCGGATTATCAACCTCATCCAAGTCGCCCATAGAGTTCAACTCGTAATCCTTAGTTACAGGAGCATTGGCAATCTTTTGGTACTCCCGAACTTTAGCTAAAAGCGTAGGTGCCTGAGGTGCCGGTTCGGGGGTCTTAGGTGCTTTCTGCTGTATCTTTTGATTGTACGCATCAGCAATATTCTTTAGGTTGTTGTTTTCGTAATTATACAAATTAGCAACACCACTTAACCTAACCTGACCTTTCTCTCCTTCTTGCTTAAATTTATCTACTTGCTCCTTGTAGGCGTTAATAGTTTCCTTTGATTTATTGTATCTTTTAGAAAGCTCATCAACAGAAAGCAAGCTAAGATCTTCTTCTTGACTTGGCTCTATTCTTGGATTTTGTACACTTGATTGTGTAGGCGCCAAATTTGATGGTAAAACCTCTTGCTGATTTTGTGTAGGAGAAACCAAACCATCGTTTTTTTTTAAACCTAAAAAACTATTAAACTCTTCTGCATCCTTGAAAAGTCCAACCGGCTTTACTTCCGACTCATAGAAGCTACTTGCATTCTTTGGATCTGAAATATAAGTTCTAAACTCGTCTTCACTTTTAAATAAACCTGTAGGTGCTATCTCTGCTTTAAAAAAATCCTTGATTTTATCCGGCATTATGTTTGTTTTTATTGTGGTAATCCTAGTCTTCTTCTTCTTTCTGCTATCTCATCAGGCGTGTACTTTTTTAGCCCCGAACCGGCAGGCCCCGAAGATAAGGCTTTTCTTACTGATTTAGTGCCTAATTCTTTGTTACCTTTTGCTTGTATTGTCTCAGGGTCTATAGAAGTAATTAACTTACCTAAACTCTTAGTGTCAGGCTTCCATTCGTATAGTTTATAAGAACCACCCTGCTTACTAATTATCAAGTTGTCTTGGGTGTATTTCCCCCCCTCTTCTGTTGAAGGGTTTATTTTATTAGCCATGTCAATCAAATAAGGCTGCAACTCGGACCCTAAAGAATTAATATTTCTTCCAACTTCTTTTCTTGTTTTAGTAACCTTGCCGTCCACCTTTTTTGTAGTAACCTCATTAGTAGGTAAAGCGGATTCAAAAGCTCTTTCTAATTTACTGTAAACGTCTCTAAATCCAACATCACTACCCGCTCCGCCACCTGTTCCACCACCCGACCCACCGCCGGTATTAATAATGGTAGTTTTTTCAGAAGACTCAGCCTGCTTAACTCCGGTATTATTTTTCACGTAGTCTGTAAGTATCGCCTTCTTAATCAAGTCTCTAGACTCCGGGCTTTCAGGGTCTATCAACTGACCGTCCTCCATTGGCTTAATGCCGTACTTAGAATAAAATACACCTAAGTTTTGTTTGTTAGCTTGAGCACTATTATAGTCATTAATCAAATTATCGGTTCTGCTTTCTAATAGCCTGTCAATATTTTTAACAGTAGTAGCTTGTTTGTATATGTTATCAGCTATGTACCCGTTCTCATCAGTATTCAACTTAACCTCTTCCGTCTTAGGGTTGTACGTATAAAACAATTTAGGATAAGTAACATTATTCATTTCTGATTTAACGCTATTACCTACTCTTGTTTTTACTTTTAAATTTTCTGTTTCAGATGGAACGTCCTTTAAGAACTTAACTAAGTCGTTATGGCCCGATGATGGGTCGTATATTTTTAATGCTTTATTAGACCCCAATATATTCGACACGTAATCTACCGTAGGATCCATCTGACCTAAATCTTTTCTAACTAATTGACCATTGGCGTCTCTAGTATAAAACGCATCCTGTATCGCCATGTTCTTCAAGGCCTGTACGTTAATTCCCTTTTTCTGATCTTCCGGCAACAACGACACACCCTTTTCTATAGCCTCATTAACAGAGTTTTCTATTTGTTTTCCTCTGTATATTCCTTCTATAACCGACTTAGCTTGCGCCGCTTTTTCCTGATCGCTTCCTTTAAATGCAGTAATAGCCCCTAATAATTCTGTGGTTTTCTGCTGACTAAGCCCCTTCATGGTTCCCGGTATATCAAAGTAGCCTAAATACTCTTTGTCAATATCCTCTTTCTTTTTCTGAGCCTCTTGTCTTACACGTAAGTTCTCTGCCTCTCTAAGTTTATACCTAGCAAGCTCAGCGGCACTATCAGTCTCCTCTCTTCTCTGCTGTAATGCAGCCAAGTTATCAAGAGCCGATGCGGCCATGTCGGAATATTGTATTGGGTTTACTCTAGTTTCCTGCGCCATAGTTTATTTTTTAAAATTTTAATCCACCGGCAGAAACCAATGTCTTACCTAAGTTTTGAAGTCCTCCTGTAATAGATTGATTTCCGGCAGACATTAAGTTAGCCCTAGAATTAAAGGCAGTCATCTTATCGTTGTACATTGCTTGGTCTTCTGTATAACCTAATCTCTGAGCGTTGTATAAATCTTGAAGCTTTTGCATCCTCATTTGCTGATTGGCCTGATCGTTTCTAAATGCATCCTCAGAAGCCTGAGCGCCATACGCAGAAGTTAAAGCTAGTAATTGTGACGGGTCGGTAACATTCTTTTGAGCACCTGCCATCATATTGGCTTGTCTCCCAAGAGTAGCTCTATTTTGAGCAGATAAAAAAGGATTGGTGTTAACCTCCATCTGAGCGGTACCTAATTGTTGGCCCACGTACTGAGACCTCTCTCTAGTAGGAACTTGCTCAGCAAGTCTCTTCATTTGATTCCCGGCTTGAATACCCTTTGCTGCTCCAAATAAACTACTTGCCGCTCCTGCCGCTGCAAATATAAGTGGTAATGGCATAATAATAATTTTTACAAAAATAACAAAATAATATACTTTAACAGTGAATTTTACACTGTTTGTCCTATTGATAAATCGAAGTCTATATCTATAAACTTAATTGACTTCTTGGTTGTAGGCGCCTTGTACACAATCATAATCTTAGCCACCTCACCTCTCATTTGATCACCGGTAAACATCTTGCTATCATAAGTACCGGTAACGTTTGGTGATAATCTGTCCCTTTTAATTGCAGCGTAATTAACGCCTTCCCTTATAACAAATTCATCCTTTAATATGTCAGTGCTTTGTACGTAAGGTATCTCGGTCCTAATATGAACGTAGTCGGGAGTATCGCCCTCTACTGATAGGTACTTGTAAACCTTAATAGAATTACCGCCTTCGCTATGAACCACAGCTACAGCACTGTCGTACACCCTGCCGTAGAAGTTGTTTATCGGTCCGTTGTGTACGTACGGAATGCCATTATAAAAACTAATCAACCTATTACCAACCATGTTCATCCAATCAGGCTTAAAGCTGTATTTAGTTTCCCATCTGTTATTGGCAATAGAATAACCCCATGTTGCGTCTAATGCGTTGTACGTATCGTATATAGATTCTTGTATTAAATTCAATGTTATAGTCCCGGAAGCAGCAGCAGTTACAGATATGTTGTTTATTCCTGTTCTTGCCACGAACACCCCCGAACTGCCGGAATTTGTAATAGTTTCCCCGGCATAAGTTATGGTAACGTTGTTGGTAGAAGATATAGTATAAGTGCAATCAGAAGTTAATGTCAGTGTTATTGACCCGCTTCCGGCCGAGTACGAATGATTAGTGCTACTAACAATAGTATCGCTCAATATAATCCCTACAGGTATCACCGACTTGTAAGGCGCATACATTAGTACTTCACCGTTGTAAGGATCTATTCCTCCGTATATCTTTTTACCGTTAGCTAAAATATCTTGGCCCACCTTCTTCCAATGGTTAAACATTTTCATATCAGAAATATTATTCAACCCGCTTTCGTTAAAGGCTACCATGCAACCCTTATTAGCATCAAACCAATAAACACTTCCGGTAAACCTGCAAACACTCTCAGGATTTATAGTTCCGTAACTTCCCCTAAGAACATTTACATTACCTATCACCCCCGAACTCTTAGCTAAGAATGAAGACCCGGTATTATCAAACACCTGAGTCTCGCCCAAGTACATAACAGCGGTTTCGTTCTCTCCTATAGCCAACATTAAAGTACCTTCCGTTTCTACTTTGTTTACTAATTGAAGCTTTCTAACGGCCGATAATTCGTAAGGTAATTCGTATTGATTCAGGGCGTCAAAAGAACTTAGTCCGTTTGACTCTGTACCAAGTATCCTAACATCACTAAAATAGACAGACGTTCTTTTTTTAGTCTGTTTCCCTGCGTTTACAATATTAACTCTTCCCGCATTAGTTATCCAATTCTTCCAATAAGTATCATTAGGAGACATCGCCTCAACTAAATAAGAAGTGTTTCTTTGAAGAATAGTCACATCACCGGTTATAGTTCCGGTTAAAGAACTATAAGACCTGCTAGGAGTTCCCGGATTATTCACCAAATAAGTATTCCCGGTTTCGTAATAATACTCGTTAAAACTTAAAGTGTACGGGGTATATAACTCGTAGAAGTAATTTGTAGATCCCGTTAATCCTATATCCTTAAGTTCTACAATAACATAGTCGGAGTAAGTTCCTTTAACAGCAAGTGATAATGGAGCGGTAGTAACGCCCGACTTATACAATTTTAAAATATCTCCTGCTTGGTAAGCATACCCTATCCCAAAACTATTAAGACTCTTAGCCTGTACTACTATCCCATAAGCAGTAGCACTATAAGAAGTTACCGGCGCTTGAAACTCTCCGGTAGTAGAATCCTTAGAAATATACCCAACATAATCAGCCCGTGCCTGCATAAAGAAATTAGTTCTCAAACACTTAGTCATTACTATTCCGTAATACCTAGCCCAATCAGGAATTTCTATAGCAGAGGATGCGTTAGATAATGTCCAATTTACACTCTCTGTATAAGTAATAGAAGCATAATTTCTATCAGGTATTACAGCCTTAGTACTAGCAGTATCGTTAGTCACAACGCCGCATTTTCTTCCCGCTTCATCGTAGAAAACTACGCCTAATTTATAATAAGAATCGCTCTTAAATACTGTCTTGCCTACCAATCCCGATGATGACGGGGCATTTGTAATCGTAGCAGTGTAAGGTGTTACAGATATTACCGCAGTAGCTTTAATACCACCAAGACCACCATCTACATAATTCCTAAGGCTATCTTCATCAGTAGCAATTCTAATATAAGTATTAAAGTCCACACTAGTAGGTAGCGGAGTATTTTCAAATGGACCTCCTATAGAGGGTATATAATATCCTTCCGCAAGAATATTAGTTATTTTTAAAACGTAAGCATAGTAAGCAGTAGGGTCAGATATTTTGTAATACTGAATCTGATACCACTGCCCCGTAGGAGTAGTTCCTGACGTTGTGTTCAAGCTATTGGAAAGGGAAGTAGTAGAAGGAGAAGCGTATCCATCAGTATTATTTCCTAAGAATAATCTATCCTTAGCTATTTCCAAAGTCTCAGATAATAACGGTATAGAGTCAAATGGCTTGGTAGCAGTTGCATCATCTACAGATACCCCGATAGTGTCGTTATAAAAATAATACCTTAACGCAGTAGCGGTTCCTGAATTATGATTAGCTATAGCAGTTGCATCCTTTAAATAATCCCAAACCTTTACAATACTGTATTTATTACCGTAAACGTATTTAACCGCTATCTCTATTCGTATTACGTCTTGTTGTATTTTTTGAGCAGTAGGTATATTTATTTCTATTCTATTTAGATTGCTTTCACTTAGATTGTAGTTGAGCAAAATAGATAAAGGAGAAAATGTACTTACCTCAAAATCCCTGTAAACAAATCTGTAGCAAAACTGAAATGCTTCGTTTTTAATAAAATTATTTAAGTACGCAGCGTCATTTGACTTAGATGCCAATAAAGGGTAGGCAGGTTGGTTCCTAACTAAACCCAATACACTAGCCGCCATAGGGAAAGTATATGCAGCATAATCGGAAACGTAAGAAGGATGATTACCCTTAATACCTGCTTCTATGTTTATTTTTTTCTGAGGCGTATCACCATCAGTCCAATACACCACATCGCCCATAATTGCACACGAATGTATATCACTCCCGAACTCCAAGCCTCCAACAACCTGAGAGTAGTCAACAACCTTATAAACAACATTTGCTAAATAATCGTAGCAGTATATGCCATTATTATTATTAGAGTTCTTGTTGAAAAATATTACCCTGTTTCTTCTAGGATCCTCAACAACACCGATGGTAGTATTGGTCCCGGTAGGTAGTACAAATGGAATAGTAGTAGCCCCGTTGAACAAAGCGTTCTTCATAACGGTACCTTCCACATCAGTCATCTTCCCGGCCTTGCCGTTCTCGTTGGTAATAAATCTCATGTTAAGCGCATTCAGATAATCTTTCGTATCTATAATATGCTCTACATCGTCAGAGTTAATACCACCTAATAATATTTTTTTTGTTATTGCCATTATGCCATTTTAATTGTAGGACCATAAGCCACTGCAAGGCTTCTTCTAATATCAACATCATCCATAGAATTTAATCTACCTCTGAGTATTCTTAATTCGTTGTAGTAAATGTTCTT